TATGTATGACTATGAGGAGGCAAGAGGTTTATACTTTAATAAACAAGTAAAGTTTTAGTTAGGGTTGCATTACTTTAGGGTATACCCCATACTAATGTTTAACTGTTGTTCTTTATTAATTTACAATTATGTCATTTGAAGAAGAACTAGAACAAATTGACCGAGAGGAATGGTTAGCCAAGTTTGATGATATACAAATTATGAACGCTGCAAAAATGTATTTAGAATGGTTAGTAAATTTACCTGATGATTACCAGCCTGACCTTTATCCAGAATATAGATTTTATTAATTATGAACGTACAACCAGAACAATTACTAAGGCAGATAAAGGTAGCACAACTGCAAATAAAAGAACTTGAAACACAAATTACAGAGAAGAAGATGGTATTAGAAAAATATTATCAAGAAGGTATTATTATGAGTTCTTTTAGTATTGATGGTGTTAAGGCAACACGCAAACGTAAACCAGAAAAGTGGGAATATAGTGATACTACAAATCAATTTAAAAAAGATATGATAAATGCTATTGAAGACAAACAACAACAGGAAAGAGAAGAAGGTATAGCAGTAAAATTAGAAACTGGCTTTACATGGGCGATGAGATGAAAACAACAGAAAGAGTAGAACAGGCATTTAAAAGGGTTAAAGAATTGCTTAATTTAGTTGCTGATTGGACTAAGAACCCAAAAGAAGACGAATTAACAAAAGAATTTAAAGATAAGAAACAAAAAATGATAGATGATCTACATAATCAATTAGGTGCTTTAAGTGATCGTTATATGTTTAACCATAAATCAGAATTTGCTACTAAGGAATATTTAGTAGAGTATGAAGCACTAAAAAAGAAAATTCAAGAATTAGAAAAATGAAAAAAAATAAACTACCACTACCATCTTTAGATATTATTCAAAATAAATTTACATATCATATAGATGGATATTTAATATGGAATATAGATGTTATAAATAACCGGATTAAAAAGGGTAATAAAGTTAAAGGTACTTTACATAAAAGCGGTAATTTAATTTATAAATTTATTGGTGTAAACGGAAAACAATATGCAGAACATAGAATAATTTATTATTTATGCAAAAATGATAATCCAACTGATTTTGATATAGATCATATAAATAAAAACACATTAGATAATAGGATTGATAATTTGAGAAAAGTTACAACAAAAGAAAATAATAATAACAAAAATTTATATAAAAATAATAAAACTGGTTATTCTGGAATTTATAAAGATTTAGATGGCAAATATAAAGCTAATGTTTTTATTAATAATAAATCATATACGTGTGGTACACATAGGACAATTGAACTTGCAATAAATGCACAAAAAAGGAAACAAAAGGAGTTATTATGAACCCACAAAAAAACAAAGGTGATAAAGCAGAAAGAGAGGCAGCAGATGTATTAAGTACTGAAACAAAATATAAAGTAGAAAGAAGATTTGGTGCAGGTCAGGATAATGATAAAGGCGATTTAGTTGGAATACCAAATTTTTGTATACAGGTTGCAGATTGGCAGAATAAATCAGCAGCATGTTTAGTAAAACCTAGAGAAGTGGAACAACAAAGAAAAAATGCGGGTGTAGATTATGCAATGACAATGATTAGATTTAGGGGTGGTAATTGGCGTGTTGTTATGACAGTAGAACAGTTTGCAAGATTAATAAAATGAAGGTATTGGTTGCCTGTGAATATTTTAATTACTTGACAGGGGTATACCCTTAAGTAATACTAAATATACACAACACCAAAAGGTATTTAATGCAAAATTTACTAATGATGTTAGCAGCGTCAGGGTTGTTTTATACAGCCCTCTCATCTTCTCTATTAGACATGACAGTTACAGATTGCAATGCAGGTATAGAACTAGCGTGTAATGCGATCTCTCGACATACAAAAACCCCTTAGGGGAATCCATCTAAAGGGTTTAAGTTGCCTACTGCTTTGCATATCATAGGCATACCAAAAGTAATTTATATTTACACTTAACGCAAGTGCTATCTAGGTAAACTGCTAATTTTTCTATTTGGAAATAATTGCTGTTCCAAAAATAAAACAGCTTTATCATCAAGATCATTAGAACTTTTTTTGCAAATTTCCTTTAAAAGACTAATAATTAAATCCTTACAAGCAGAAGAAGAAAGAAATGTAAGTAGTATAGGTTTTAAAATTTTCAACATTTACTTATGTTATGTATTCTAACGATACCAAATATTATCGGTTTTGACCTTCTAATCTGCTAACCGCTTGCGATAACTGGTTTAATCTGTTGTAAATATCTATTATGGTACGTTCTCTACGGTTACTCATGTTTGACAACACCATGACAAATGCGGTAGCTGCTGCTCCTAGTAAAGCTGCCTGTACTTCTGTCATTTGCTTAAATCCTTAATTATGTCTAGTATGACTAATAAAACTATTTATGGCAGAAGAAAAGAAAGGGCCACTCCAAAAACTGAAGGAAAACATTACTGATAAAGAAGAGCAATTAGCTTTTATATCTGTAATCGTCAGGCTCAGTGTTGTTGCTTGGAGTGGCTTCATAGTATCCCTTAACTACATTTCTTTACCTGGTTACAGTAACGAACCAAAAGATATAACTTTTCCAGCAAGTTTGTTAACAGGTGCATTAGCTTCTTTTGGTTTAGAAGGTGCAAAGAAACGTGGAGATGGTACTTTTAAACCTGACGAAAAGCCATTAAACAAGAAAGAAGTAGAAGCGTTACTAGCGTCACAGTCAGGATCGTACCAAACAGTTAGAATAGAAACACCAATTAAAATCATTGGTGCGGAAATTGTTGACCCTAATTCATCCAAAAAATGAAAAAGTTTTTATTACTTGCAGCATTACTAATGCCAGCAGCCCATGCAGATTTAATGCATAAAATGACTAGCTCAACGCAAATTACAGTTGATGGAGCATATACCATTGCTGAACGTGGTGCTAGTACATATAGCGTATCGGGTTCAAATATTAAAGTTGCATCTGCTGACGATCATTTTGGTAAATTAGTAGCACCAGCAAGTGCAACCGCAGCAGCGACTTTAGACGCTGGAACATACGACATTAATACAGCAGGGGCAGCATATTCTTTCCAAGAGTCATTTATTGGTGGAGATGCTTTATATGCAGTCGGTTCTGGTGTTGACGTTTCTGCGGGTGTAATTCCTGATTTACCTGTCTTAGCAAAGACAACCACCTACAGTGGTGGAGTTGCTGGAACTTTAGCTGGTACTGTGTTATCTAATAACACCAATACTTGTACTGCTGGCGGTGCTGGTACAACTTGTATCGGTCAATTTGTCACAGAGTTGAGTATTCTAGATTAATGAAATGGTTTGGATTACTTGTTTTATTTGTATCTAACCCACTGTATGCAATCCCTGTTGTGCCTAATTTTTCGCAGGGCAGTTCATTTTCCACAACTAGAACAACTACAAATATTAACGAACAAATCAAAACCGTTGAGTTCTCAGGATCGACTTACAGCGTTACAGGAACTGGGGTCAGTGCTGACAGTAGCATTAGTCCGAAATATACTGACTTACAAACTACTTTAAATGGTGAAACCTATACATGGAAGCAAGTAGATTTAGACAACAAAGCAAACTTTTCACTAACGACAAACGGATCAGCCTTTCAATTTTCAGAGGTGTACAAGCAGCCCTCAGTAAGCCGAATAACAGACGTTACAAGACAAATAACAAGCGAAAGCGTCACAGAAACTACTACAGTGTTCTCCCAGTAATAGCAAGTCTTTTTGGACAACCAGTTTTAGCAAACACTTCATCGACTGCGGCTCCAGTAGCACAATCTAGTTCATCAGTGTCCAATCAAGCAGTGCAAGTGTTACAGGGTAATCTTATAGAGTCGCAATTTGGAAATGGTGTTGTTTGCCAGAACTCAATGCTAACTATTAGTCCGTTTGTAACCACTACATATAACCAAAAACGACCACAAGATTTAAGATATGAAACACCAGTATATAACATGGCAACTGATGACAATGGAAACTTAACTAATGCTGGAGAAATTTTATATCATCAAGAAAACTACTCTGCTAATAAAGATAATCTAGGAATTAATTTTGGTATTGCTGCAACCTTTTCAATACCTTTAGGGCGTGCATATCAAGATGCCTGTTTAAAGTCAGCTACTACACAAGAGAAAATACAAAATCAAATATTAAATAATAAAATGCTAGATTATGAATTGGCAAGATTGAAAAACTGTGGCGAATTAAAAATTACAGGAATAGTTTATCACCCAAAAAGTCCTTACCATGCAATTTGTGCCGATGTTCTAGTTAAGCCACAGATGGGTCAAGTTATACCGCATACGCATCAATTAAAATAAGCAACTGGCGACTAGGCTTTTAACCTAACGTCTTCTCATTATGGAGCGACCCATAAGACAGATGCTTAATATTATTCTACCTTTTTTTTCTCTTTTGAAATCTTCTTCTTTAATTTTTTAAATATTGTAGAGATAAGCTTTTTTATTAAAGGAGCCAAAATCGCAGAGCCACCAGCAACCACACCTAACAAAGAAGTAGATATAAGACTTTGAGGTGTCCCAATAAAAGTTTCTCTGAATGGTACTTCTTCCCAATTTTCGACACACTCAAGAACTCCATTTATCTCTATTCTTTCGTAAAAATCAAATCTTTGAATCCTTTTGTCATTTCTGTAATCACCTTTCATAAATTGAGGGTTTAAAGGTGGGCAAGGTATATAAAGTTCATCTTCTTTTTTCTTCTTTGGTATTTCTTGTTGAACAGGTCTTTGGACTGTCTTTTGTTCTGCCTTATTAGTAAGAGTTGACTGAGTTCCGCTGAAATACATAGGTGTGTAATTTAATGGCTCATAGCTTGGCATCTGTGTTCCGCACTCAATGACAGTACCGTTCTCATCAATATCTATTTCAGTAAATAAATTATTTCTATGAACTTTTATACAACCTGGATAATCAACAATTAATTTTGGTACTTTTTTTATTCTTGGAATAAATGGTTCATAAACTTGTACTTTAGGAATATTTATTTCTTGAATTTTAATCTCAGGCATTAACAGTCGTTAAAGTCAGAAGCCATATCTGCACCTAACTTACCACCTTCTCTTCTAGCTTGGTTTGTAGCAAAACCAGACAAGAACCAGCCGACAATAGGAACATTAGATAATGAGGTTGCAAGTCCTGTTCCTGTAGCTACTGACGTTCCAATAAGTTGTCCAGTAGATTCACCTTTAGCTTTTTCTTTTATACAGACTATTTGTTTTGCTGTTAACTCACCATTATTCACAACGGTTATATCTTTTTCTCCAGCTACTTTTTGAGTTTCTTTTGTAGATAAAGCCTTACTTGCTCCTAAAAACCCTGCTGGTTTTTTGCTTGTTTCCATTGATGCAATAATCCTTGGATCGTGCATACGATGTCTGATTCTATAACCTTGCATATCAGCTTCAATCTCATAAGTAGAATATTTACTAACAGGTAAATCAAACATAGGTAAATTAGATTTCTTGCTTAATAAACTAATTGTATAAAATTGAGCAGATACAAAAGCAGTACCAAGTCCTACAGCTACTCCTTTAAAAATAATATTAGTATTCATATAACTTTAAAATTTAGTCCAATCTTTTCCTTTTGGTACTACTACAGATGGCCCTGTCATCTCTGGTAAACCTTTATCTAATACGTTGGGCAATAGCCCAGAAACATTACCCATGACTTCTTTCATTAGTTTGGATTTAAACTGTTCTGAAGTTACATACTTATAACCAAAGTACGAAGCTCCTAAAGTTGTGCTTATAAGAACGAATGATAAAATGGATAAGACGTTAGCAATTTTTTGAAACATGATTAAAGAAACGTTTTTAAGAGCTTTAGTACCTGTTACTATCATAACCTTCACAGGAATTTTGGCTTTGGCTCCCCTTTATGTTACGCTCGGAATCGTAACAAGACAAGTATCAACTGAAACTAACTAGATTTTTTTCTACGATAATACCTAGTTTTACAAGCATTAGAACAATATTTCCTTCTTTGTTCTGTGGTAGCAAACACTTTGCCACAGAATTTACACTCCTTTTCTATTATTTCGCAATAGACTTTTTTTCAGTTTCGGCCTCTGCTCTATCTACTAATATAGCTTCAATACGCATAATCTCGTCACGACAATTATTAGCAACCTGAACAGCTTGTTCTTGATTATTTTTTAATTCTTGTATGCGTTGCTGTAGTTCTGCGTCTGTTTTACGAGCCATTAGTAGTTACTGTGTTTCTTATAGTGTAACAGCAGCTTTTATTCTTAGCTAGGTTCTGTAGGCCAAGTAATATTATATC